TTTAAGACTCTTCTTACTAACCTTGCTATGACAGCAGATCAGGAAGGAAACCCTTTTGAAATCGGTGACCGAATCTATGTTGCCACAGAAACAGATCACGCCAGTGACGAAGAAGAGTTGGGTGTTATTACTGGTTTTTATCTCGATACTGGTAAGTTGGGTATTCAATTCCTAATGCAGACTAATACTGCTGGAACTATCTCCGCTTTCACCGCAGCGACTAGCGTTTTGTATGTTAAGAAGTCTGATCGTGTCTCTGCCTCGTCTTACTTCCAAGCATCAGACTCCGCTAATGACAAGACGGGAAGTTTGAAAGCACCTTCCTACAAGTTAAAGGATGTTGAGTTCCGTGCCATGACAATCACGCCTCCCGATAGTTATGTTAATGCTTTGATGAAACAAGCAATGAGTGGTAAGGGTTTTGAAATTCAGATTTGTAGTCCAGAACTTCATAGAGTTAATCAAAACAACGCAACTGGGGTTACACAAGTCCAAATTCCGACTCTCGCTAAGATGGGTAAGAGTATTATTGTACAACCTCTTAAAACAGATATCTATCGTGATTTTACACAATCATCTTTCAAGGGGGTCGCAGATAACGCGAGAGACTATCAGTTCCAACTAGGTAATTCTCTTGTACCTACAAGACGAGTTGCTCTTTCTCGATACTCACAAGGAGGCGATAGAGTTGAACCTCTCCATCTTACCGAACTTCAAAAGGCACTCATTAACTCTGACAAGGATGTTAGAACCCTTCATAGAGTACAGGACCACTTTGCGATCGGTCGTGCTGTAAGTCGCTATCGCCAGTTTTCAGATCTCTCACAAGAAACTATTAGTCTCCGTGTTGATTACGATGCTGGAGCATCCCAGAAGGTCTTTAATTGTTATGTTTTCAAATATATCGATGTCGCTGTAGAAAAAGGACAAGTAATGACCATGTCATAGATAAATTACAATAAAAAATTTTTATTTTTTTACTAAATAAAAATGACTTCTATTATCAGTTCAGTCCAAAAGGTAGAAATACTTCCAAGTAATCAACCAAGCGGTGGTGTGTATAGTTATCGTGAAGGTAACCCGATTGTGACATTCGACATCGGAAAAAGATCTGCTTTACTTCGTTCTAGCACATTGCGGATCAACGGAAAAATCGAAATTGTTAAGAACGACGGAAGTCCAATTGACAATGGGGATTTAAAGGGAACTGGATTACACGAAGTTAAGTTGTCTTCTCGTGTGGGAGTTCATAGTGTTTTTCAGAATGTTTCAATAAGTTCTGGAGAGACATCTCAGACACTGGAAAATGTGAGACAATACGGAAGACTCCTTGCTTCTATCCTCCCATCAACACATTCTTCAGAGGATTTTATCGCTACACAAGGTATAACCTCGAAGGCGTGTGCAGAATCAGATCTCTCTGGTGCTTTGATTAATAACAAGACATCTTTCTCTGTCCCTTTGTATTGTGGTATCTTTCAATCTGATCTCCCTCTTCCTCTTGGACAGAATGGGTTTAGAGGCATGGGGATCACCCTCGAGTTAGCATCAGACCAACAAGTGTTGCATGGTGCTAATGCCCCAGACAGCGGTGGAGGATACTATAAGATTTCGGATTTGAGTATCACTTGTGATATGCTCCTTCCTACACCAGCAGAACAACAGAAGATGGAGGTAGCATCCAGCGGTACTTTTCAATTTAATACTCTTCAAAATCTTTACTCTGTTATTAATAGTTCAGACTCTACACAGACTTTTAACTTGGCATCAGCACAAGTCCTTAGTGTCTTCCACAACTTCATCCCAACGACGCACAGCAATACATACAGCGAGAATTCGTTCGCTACGACCGCTTTACTTAACAAGGTGGGAGCAAGTTATAGTTCAAAGGCAGATCTTAAGAAGGTCTCGTTCTCTCGTGATGGTTTGAAATTAGCACTAGACTACGACTTGGATGTACAAGACCAATCAAAGCAAGGTATTCCAGAGACCTCTGTTAATATTACCGCTACTAACGCCATACAACCATTCTCATCTCTTACTAAGATTCTCGACCAACCCCAAATGTTTCCTTATGGTACAAAGGATCAAGAAATCTTCAGACCTTCTGTATTACAGAAATCAAAGGTCGTGGATCAAGAAAGAAACTTTCTTATCGGTCTCGCACTGGATAGAGTGTCTAATTCTGGCATGGAATTTAAGGGTAAGTCTTATGCTTTGAGAATTCAGTCAGAATTAGATGGCAACTCTCCTATGAGTGTCTTTACATATTATTTACAGAAAAACATTCTCCAATATTCACCTCAAGGAATTAGCGTATCATCGTAAATAAATTCAATAAAAAATTTTTATTTTTTTACTAAATAAAAATGGCAACTATTCTTACAAGTGATCCACAAGGTGCTCCATCAAACATGACAATCCAGACCTCGGTTCTTGATCCTATAACCCTAACAGATACAAATGTTGTATTTCAACTCCCTAAAACGGGGGTGGTAGATGCGGGAAGTTTCATTCAACTCGCCGTGAAGTGCCAGTCTGGTGTTGATGGAGAGTTGTTCTTTCCCATAGACACGGTCATTCACGGACTTATAAAAAACGCTACTTTGAAGATTGGTAATAAGGTTATTTGTACCACACAAGACTACGGACACTATAAAACAATGGTTAGAAAATTCACCACTCCAGAGTCCCGAAGTTTTATTGATATGGTGAAGTGCGGAGGAACTGGAAGTCGATTCGGTGCTGACCCAACTGGTCGTCTCGAATACAGAGACCTTCAACTGACACATAACGCTACTCCAACCCTTTCTACTGCTGTTATCCCAGACTTTATTAAACCATCTTCTGATGATAGCACAACCCCAGTTTTTAGTGTTATGTTAAGCGACCTTTTCCCTATGATGCTCCAAAGAAAACTACCACTCGGTTATATTAAGGAACACATGTATATTGATATTGAATTTAACCAACAACTCGTAGAGGCAGATGTGGGTAAGATTTGTTGCAGAACACAAGGAACTACTGGAAGTCCAAAGATTTCTCTCTCACGAGATAATATTAAGTTTATGTTCGACTCTTTGTATTACGATGACGAAAAGATGTCTCAAGTGGCGTCCCTTGCTATGTCTAAGGATGGTCTTTCTATGATTTTCGAGGATCTTATTCTTACATCTACTTCCATCCCCGCAGTCCCAGCACCAGCGACTACTAAGACCGAGGTTGTAGAACGAGAGATTGCTTGTGCTGGTAAGACTATTAGAAATCTTTTGATGTGTGAGCGTCAATCAAATCAAGTCCATAAGTTCCTAGGCGAGTATGAATCGAGAGATACAAAGATACCTTCTGCTGTTAATTACAGAATTAATGAGCAACGGGTTTATGATAGAGATATTTCAGAATCGCCACGCAAACTACAAGAGGTAAGTCTTGCTGTTGGTCGAACTCTTATGATTCCAGACCAGTTATATTCTTATGATAGTGACACAGACAAGTCAGTCCTCGGACAAGCAGTTAATCAACAATCTACTTTTGTGGGTAAGGTCGAAGGACACCAGTGTCCCGCTCAAGGAAGTAATTCATACGGAACTGACACAGATGTAAGAGGCACATCTCATTATGAGGGCATAGACCTTACAACCAGCGGAAGTAATGTACTCGGGTCTGGAACAAAAATCGGCGTCAAACCCATCAGACTTACAAAGACTTATACAAGAACTGCAGATGATTACGGAGCGAGAGATCTCCGTATTTATGCTGGTGTTGAGCGATTTATGACAATTAGAAATGGTGAGGTCTTTGTATCTGCTTGATTTAAATATACATCAACAAGAGTATTCGAGTATTATTTTAGTATTATTACCGAATACTTTTCGACCATTTTTTATCTCACATACAGACATCTACACTATAACCCCCTACCTTTTACTCTAATACCCATAATATATATATAAATCATCCGAATACTACTAATATAGGTAATGTTAAGGTTTGTAACTTACTCTGTAAATTTATAATGCGAACGAGGTCAGAATACTAGTATTATGGATTTTACCTCTCTTTTTTTTATTTTATTGTAATATCAATAAAATAATCTCCTTATCTTATGAC